GAATGAACTAACAAACTTTGTATTCTCTGCTGCTGAGTGAGACTGTTTAGTCCCTACTTTTAATTCCTGTGCTAATCCCATACTAAATCTCCATTATGTTATATTATAGCATATTATGCCATATCGTTATTAATTATGTCGGTTGGACCATATACACCTTTAGGTTTCTCATGTGTAAGATACTCAAATTGCTCTTCTGTAAGTTTTCCATCTGAATAAGCATTCTGCAATGGACCTTTAGCCCATATATTATCTTTAAACTGCCCATTACCAACTGCTTCAGGTGTCCTAATCTCAACAGCACCACCATTATCTTGAAGATCCTTACCAGTATTCTTAAGACTGGTAAGTTTACCAAAGTAGTATCTATCATATGCAAAGGTCACTTGAAGTTCAAGAACATTAGCACCATCATAAGATACAGGCATTGAAGATACATTAACAGGAAAAGCATTGAGAAATGTATATTCTACATTCCTAAAATGATCTTTATTAAACTTTTGTATCCTCATAGTACTAACCTTATACTCATCAGGATATCTCATACGATTATAATATGCTTTCTGATCCTTACTAACTCCGCTACCAGATGCTATAAAATCATGCCACAACTCAAAGAATTGAACTACTCTATAATCTGAATCAACATAAAAGGTAAGAGTAGTATCAGTATAAACTCTTGTATGTGCAAACTTCTCAACTATACCCATCCTATTACCATCAATTTGTGCTGTAGCCATAGAAGTTCCAGGCAGCTCAGCACTGTTACATAACAAACCTAAATCTCTACTAATAAAGAAATTACTGACTAAAGGAGCATTAGTTGTTATATGACCTCTTAAAGATTGAAGACTAGCGAAACCATTGAAGAAAACTTCATAATGATTAGTAGTCGCAACTTTCTGAAATAAACTGCGAATTTGTTCAGTTGTTTTTACTCTAGGGTAACTAGCCACAATAAATACCTAACAGGATCTTATACGATTCATGGCATATTCAGGTAGGTTTAGACCTATAAACATAAAAAAATATCGAGGGGACTATCGTAACATTATTTATCGTAGTTCCTGGGAAAAAGTTTTTATGTCTTACTGTGATAAGAACGCTAATATAATTGAGTGGGGTAGTGAAGAAGTTATAATACCCTACAGATCACCACTTGATAACAGATTACATAGATATTTTCCTGACTTTTATATAAAAGTAAAAGACCGTTCAGGAGTACCTAAGAAATATATTATTGAGGTGAAACCCAAAAGACAGTGTGTTGAACCAAAGGTTCAAAGAACTAAGAACAAGAAATATATAAGAGAAGTAATGGAATATGCTAAGAACCAAGCAAAATGGGGTGCAGCAAGAAACTGGTGTGCTGACAGAATGATGGAATTTAAAATACTAACGGAGGATAACTTAGGTGTCTAGACTTCAGCCAATCGTAGATAAAATGACTGGATTAAGAGATCCAGAAGAGATTATGCTGAGTATTCTAGAACTTACAGAAGATAGTAAGGTTATACTTCCAGAAGAAGGTGGTTTCTATACCTTTGTATATCTACCAAAGACTCCCAACATAGAATATGATGAGTTCCCTCTAATAGCATGTATGGAAATACAGAGGTGGGGTATTAAAGGATTTAGTTACCACTGGGGCAAAATGAGGAACTATACATGGCCAGAAGTAGTAGGAGAATTCCACGAAATTAATGCTGGACAAGAACTAGAAGATGCAAGATCTCTAGGATATGCTAAATTCAAGCTAAATACATAAAAAGATAGTATGTAATGGCAAAGTTAGATACAAACTTTACATCTTCTCTTCTCAGTGATACAGAATCAACCAATTCTCTTATTGGTGGTAAGGATAGATATTGGAATGACGCACAAGGAGCATATAATGATGGATCTTATCACGCTAATAAAATCATGCGTTATCCGCAAGATATTATTAGTGGTTCAACTGATTACTTTAAGATAGAAGTATTAGAACATTTAAACAGAGGAAGTGGTTTCTCAGATGGATATGATAATCTATTTTCGGGTAAAGATGAAACTGTTACACTAAAAACTACTGAAGGTAACAATAGAAAGGATAAGGATGGAACTAACCAAGAATTTACAGGTACTGCACTCGTAGGTGGTTCAGTAAATGAAATATCACAAACATTATATAAAGCAAGAACTCAACAAACAATAATATTACCAGTACCTCAATCAGTTAATGATAATAATAGTACTGGATGGGGTAGAAATGAGATAAATGACTGGGCTGCTTGGGGAATACAAAGGATTAATGATATTGCTAAGACTGATACTGTAGGTGATGCTGGTGCTGGATTAAAGAAAACTATCAAGGACTTTGGAGAGACGATAGCAAACTCACCAGGAACCAGTGGCGTTGAATATCTAAAAGCAAAACTAATATCATCTGCTGCTAATGTACTTGGATCCAATGTAACACCAAGCGGATTACTAGCAAGGACTACAGGTCAGATCATTAATACTAATGTTGAACTATTATTTAATAGTGTAACTCTTAGATCATTCACATTCAATTGGAATCTGACTCCTAGAAGTAGATCAGAAGCAGAAGAAGTAAAAAAGATTATAAGAACTCTTAAACAAACAAGTTCTGCAAGAAAAGGTGATGACAAGAACTTCGGTTTCTTGAATACACCACACTTATACAGAGTATCCTATATGAAAGGATCAGGTAAACATCCTTTCTTAAATTCATTTAAGCACTGTGCTCTAGCAAATATACAAATGAATTATACTGGAAGTGGTACTTATGCAACATATGATGATGGAACACCAGTTCATATGAACATGGGTATGACTTTCCAAGAACTCAACCCAATTTACGCTGAAGATTATGATGATGCTAACGCAGGATCAGGAGTAGGTTACTAATGGCTCAACATTACTTTAGACAATTACCAAATATAAGGTATAAAAGTCCTCTGGCAGATAAGTACACAAATGACAACTTTGTGACAACTAAAAATCTCTTCACCAGAGCAAAACTTAGAGATGATGCTGGTCGTGATATAACATTCCTTAGGTCTTACACTATTAGAGAAGGTGAAAGACCTCAAGATGTTGCTGATAAAATGTATGGTTCCCCCAAATATGATTGGGTTGTTCTTATAACTGCTAATATTATTAATGTCCAAACAGAATGGCCACTAACTGGTCCTCAGTTATATAATTTCTGTGTAGACAAGTATGGTAATGATTTGAATGCTATTCACCATTATGAAACAACAGAAGTAAAGGATAAATCAGGTAGACTAATAATGCCAGAAGGTAAAATAGTAGACTCTAACTTCACAATCCGTCATCCAGATACACATAATATCACTCTTAATCCTGTTATAGGAGTAAATAACTTCCTAATGGAGACCAGAGAGAATGAAAAGAAAAGGAATATAAAACTAATGAGAAATAATTATCTTAACAACTTTATAATGGAAACAAGAAATAGTGTGTTATATACACCATCATCACAATTTGAATCTCGTTTCCTAAAGAGAGCACATAATCCAGATATCTAACGAAGTTTAGGTCCACTTGCCCAACCAACCAAAACTAACCTCTCACCTTTAGTGACAGGTTCTGCTCTATGTGGACATCTAGAGTCAAAGACTATACTATTACCCTTACCTTTAGGTAACTGACAATGCCTATTACAATAGTCCACTAGAATCAAGTCTCCACCCTCATAATCTTCTGGGTCAGAGAGTTGTATACTTAGACTTAATTTTCTCCATACATTTTTCTCTGGTGCAATACCATAATCACAATGCCAGTCAAAGTTTCCACCTGGTCCATATCTAAGAATTTGAAATTCAAATACCTCTATATCAAACTCATATTTCTTATTAATAGTTTCAAATACACTAGCACCTATAGATCCTACTACAGTCTTTGAAGGTGGGCAATGAATATCACACAATCTAAAATTCTTTTGATCTCCATAATCAGTTTGATGTGTCTGCCAAGCATTATCATTCAAACTAGAGACATAATCTGTTAATTCCTTAACAGCTTCGTCACTTAATGCAAGCACATAAAAAGGATCCTCACGAGAGTAATTGTACTCTTCGTTCAGATCATCAGAAAATTTTTCCATTAAATCAATGATTCAAGTGTTGATAAATTAGTAGCGTTATTAATAGTTGTATATGGTACTGAGGGATTAGATTTAAGAGATGCAGATTCTCCCTTCATATCTGCTATTGCTTGTATGTCTGCGTTCTCCTTTTTAGTGGCAATATATCTTGTCTCTAAAATTTCTGTTGTAATAGTTTTTGCTTCTGCAAGATCTGCAGTAACATTCTTACTATCATGGTAATATTTCCATGCAGACCTAAAATGATCATGAGGTAAAGTAGATGCATCTATAACAGAATATTCCGAAGCAGGAACATCTTTTGCAATGATAGCATCGTCTGATAGAGTGCAATCCACTGTGGGGATTACTACTCTACACTTACCATCTACGCCGTTATAGACTATGACTTTATCCCTTGCCATTATGAATTTTCTGCAGAAGAACTAACTATATTCTGAGCAGTAGGATATGCAATAAGAACTTTTGCTTGAGCATCACTATCATCTTTAGCGTATACTTCCACTACGGTAGTATTAGCACTATTACCGTCATCAAAAGTGCAACGGTAGTGATCTCCTTTGTATGCAGCCATTTTTCTATGTAAAGTAAAAGAGAGGGAATGACTCCCTCTCGTTATTTATATTACTCTTCAGCTAACTGCTGAAAGTAAGCAAGTGCATCATCATCTGCTGAAGGTGCTGCTGCAACTGGTGCAGGTTCACGATCAACATCTTCTTCAACTACTGGTCTAGCAGGTGCAGCATTAAGTTTTAGAACTTGCTCAAGACGCTTCTTGAGATCTTCATAAGACTTAAACTGAGATGCATTAACAAGTTCTGCAAGAGAATACTCTTTCTTCCAGAGTGCTTCTAGTGCATCATCGTCATCAAGAAGAGGTGCAGGAGCAGAAAACTCAGAACTATCATAGTTCCAATATCCTGCAACTTTCTTAATCTTAACTTTGAAATCTGCTCCTTGCCAGAAATCAAATGGATTAATTGGAGACTCATCTTCAAATTCTGGTTGCATTGCACCCATAATCTTATCGAAGATTTTCTTACCAAACTTGTAAAGGAATACCTTACCCTCATTCTGAGGATTTGCTGGATCCTTCACGACATATATGTTAGTGTAGTACGAAAGCTTACGCTTCTGTCTACGAGCAATCTCTTTATCAGAATCAACTCCACTATTCCAAAGACCAGTGTTAAATTCTGAAACTGGATCTTTCTGATTAAGAGTTGTAAGACTGTTCTCGATGTACCATCCACCACTACCTTGGAAGGCATGTGAATATAGTTTTACCCAAGGAAGATCTTCTCCATTAGGTGCTGGTAGGAATCGAATTACTGCGTAACCGTTACCTGCTTTGTCTACTTCAGGTTTCCAGAGACGCTCATCTCCTTTATTTGTTGAATTGGTTTTCTCAACCTCTTTAACGAGTTTGGCAGTTAAACTACCAAGAGATGATTGCTTTTTAAGCTTTGCAAATGACATAGATTTGGCCTGTGTTAATTGGATTTGGCTTTTGTACGAGTCTATTATAAGGCACTCATAGTCCTGTGTCAACTAGTCCTTCTCTGACCTTATCAAGGGTCTTCCGCATATTAGCGAATAGGACATTACAATCAATATCCCTAGGGAACCCCATTAGTATAGCAGATTGCCGAACATTGTCAGCCATCTCCATAGCACGAGGATCATCGGATAGTTTCATACGAGTGTAAAGAACTTGCTGTTTATCCAACAAGTCATCTAACATCTCTAAGTGATCTAGTTGTTCTTCACGGGGAAGTGTGGGAAATTCCATAACATTGCTATAGATCTCCTCCTGCATTTCATTGATAGTCTCCATCTCCTCTCGGACAAATTCGGACTCAAAGAAATCTGTCATAACCCCTCTCTGAACACTACTATTTATCATTAATTATATCAAATCTTCTACAAAAAGACAAGTTAAAAGCTAAGGATATCCGTACATCATCAGTATTATTAGGTTCAGTACGATGCTGTATCAGACCTGGCCACAATGCTACTAATCCCTCTTCTAATGGTAATTCTGGATCTGTTGAAGTCAAACATTCAAAAATATAATTTGAAGAATAACTCTTATGCGGATCTAAAAATTTTAAATTACCATCTCTACCATTTGTTTGTAAGTAATATACACCAGATATATCAGCACCTCCATGTTCATGAAGATGTGCATATTGTCCTTTATTAGTCTTAGTGAACCAAGACTGTGTTATTACATAATCTCTAGAAGCATTTGATCCAATATCATTCAAATAATTATTTACACAGTTATCCACAAAGGATAAAAACACAGGACAATTCTTAGTGACATTGCTAGTAAAGGGATCCTTACTTAGTTCGTGAGTATCCGCAGTCCAGTTATCAATTTGAGAGAATTCCTGTGCATTATAACAATCAAAGAGTTCAGTCTGTAAATTTCTAAACTCCTCTCCTCTTGCTCTATGAATATGTAAAGGAATCGAAAACCATCCCTGTGTGGTCATAATGGTAATTTAGCACGAGTAGTCTTTTTCATAAAGTTTAACTGTTGTGCATCACACTTAAGTTTTTCTTTCAAAGGTTTAGAAATTAACTTAGTAATTGAATCAATCTCAATATTATTCTCTTCACAGAATAATACTATAGCATCAATGTAATTAAGTTTTTCGTTCTTGACAAGTTTTTCTATTTCTGCAGCAAATTTTGCAGAATTCATAAACTTTTCACTTAATACGGTCGTAAATTCATTTTCCATGTAATTCTAGATGATAGTTTAAGAAGGTTTTAATGTAGTTAACAAGTAATCTCATATATTTTAACTTATCATACTCTTCATAAACCTCACAAGTTCCATCTTCACATGCCATAATAATGACGAGTTTCTTAACTGGAGTTCCTGTTAGTTCATAATACATGCAAGCATATGCTGCTGCTTGTACAAAGTACCCATCAATCCACTTTCGTGGTTTAGGTGCTTTAGAAGTTTTAAAGTCAATAACTGATAATTCACCATTATATTCTGCTATACAGTCTACTGTACCAGCAACACCCAACTCTTTACTAAAAAGAGATCCCTCTAACGAATGAATGTTATCAATGTTATTAAGAGTTGGTTTAGCAATCTTAAAGAGCATGTCTGATAATGGTTGAACTACAGGTAGTTCTTCATTCTTCAGATAATGCTCTGTAAGAGTATGCATATCAGTACCACGAGAAGTTGCTCTCGAAGTAATCTTATTCGCCTCTGCATCACCAATTTTCTTTCGCCACTTAGCGAATTTGTCTCTATTATAGTGACTGGTTACAGAAGTAATTGATACTAATTTTAATAAGTCTTCCCCATTAGGAATCTTATAGTATCTAACACCATCAATAGTTTCTCTCTCTAATTGAGGGAGTGTCACATCAACATGATTAAACATTACATAGACATAGCGTGTTTCGTGGTTAGATACTCTTTACAGAGTCCAGAACGAACGATATCTTCAAGACCAAATTCGATGCAGGAAAATGATTCCATTTGCTGCAATATTCTCATAAAGTCAATGATACCATTTCGTTCTTTATCTCTGGTGAGATCAGAT